CGGACGTTTACATAAGCGTATGCCTCGCAACTACAAGCTGATGTTCAGCTACTCACCAATGCCTGCGTACCAGAAGCAAGTCACACTTGCACTAGGTACTGATGTGCCTATCGCTGTGGTGGGGCGTGGTGAAATGCCTGAGACTTTCTTGGGCAGACCATGTATCAATGGCGATGACTCTGATATCGTCAACGTACAGTCGGGTCGTACAGTCGTGTGGCTCAAGGCTAAGGGTGATGCTAAGGGTACGGCAGGCGATGGCTTTGTTGTTGACACAGAGAATCTCATTGCAGTAGCGTAGATAAAAAGGAAATAAACTATGACTGATAAATTCGTAACAGTAAAAATGGAGTGTGAAGTTACATTCAAACTGACTGACTTCCACGAAGATATATACAGTGACATACGTTACGTGAATGAGCTATCAGAGATTGATGGCATATCCGATAAGCACATACAACTGTACTTTGAGGACAACGCACCGGAAGATCTGATTGATTGTGTCGGTATGGATGAGTACGAAATCAAAGAGGTGATTGTAAAATGAGTACATATAAAATTGGTAAAGTGTATGATATCGATTTGATAGGTACGGATATGGATGGTGAAGGCTTTGTCCGTATTGGTGAATCCTTTTACGAGGCCAATGACATTCTTCAAATTGATTTGTTGGGTGATTGGATCATAGATCTTACGGAGTATCGTGAACAACTACTGGAAGAAAGGAGACAGCATGACAAACCAAACGATTGACATGACTCCAACGTGGAGTACAGCGATGGACATTATCATCATGATGTTTGAGAGTGGTGATGATGAGGGTAAAGCACTTGCTAAGCAGGAGTTGCGTGACATTGGCAAGATGTTGGATGAGATCAAGGAGAATACTGATGACGCAAAGTGAAGTGATTGAAGCCCTGTACAAAATTGATTGTGACTGGGAAGTCATGTATGAGTATGACGACTCAGTGTGGGTAAAGTTCTTTGCCGAAGATGACAGCGTAGATGAGGAGAATGGTGATGACTAAGCAAGAATTAGCCGTGCAGATAGATCGTATCACTGAAGTTATCAGTGAAGGCTACGAACTACTGAACAACACAGGCGACTACGAGTCTGAGCAATTAGACAAGGCAACGTGTAAAGCACAGGACATTCTGGAGATACTTCACTACTTCCAGAATCACGAGCTTGACAAATAATTTTTTAATCCCTATAATTGTAAACACAATATTATCACTTAGCTAATGGAGCAAGTAACTATGAGCGTATATCAAGACTTTAATAATATCCCTGCCCTTTCTGTAGTAGCACCATCACTGGTGTTTGAGCCTAAGCGTGAGGCACTGCGTCACAATGGCCTGCTTGTTAAGGATAAATTCGCAATCATCAACCCTACCATCGGTGACATTGATCCATTGACAGGTCAGCCCAAAGGTGAGGTCATGCAGGTTGTAGGAAAGAATCATGTGGCTAACCCGTACCCCATCATGTGGGATTCCATACGTGAAGGAATCGATTTGTCTGGTCTGGATACGTCACAGATCAAGATCAAGTTCATCATCGCACCGGACGGTGGTTCGTATTCGGCTGACATCATCTTCAAGCAGTATGAGTTTGAGCCTGTTGTGGGTGACGTACACTCAATGCGTTTCCGTATCTACGCTTCACATGACATGACGTTCAAGCATCACATTCAGTGTGGTCTGTTCCGCTACTGGTGTAGCAATGGGCAAGCGTCTATCGCTGAGAAGCTAGAGGTGTCAGCTAAGAACACACGGTCTGCTGACCCGGAGAAGCTAGGCCGTATCGTGGCTGACTTCCCTGCCCGCCTTGAAGCTGAAGCTGAACTGTACAAAGACATGATGGCAACATCATTGTCCAAGGATCATGCTATGGAGTTCATCCGTGATCGGGTAGCCACCTACCGCACAACATCTGGGGCTATCAAGATCAATGAGAAGACAGTCGAGGAAAGCGCACGTATCTGGAATATGTACGGCAACCTTGGCGACACAGGCTACCGTTTGTTTAATGTTATCACTCACATGGGCACACACGTGACTGGACGTGAGGGTACTAACATGGCACGGAAGCAAGCTCTGATTGAGCAGAAGTCGCAGGCTCTCGTTGATACGCCTGAGTTCAGGCAACTTGTAGGGCTTGCCGCTTAACTTGAATGGGTGGTCTGGGAATTTCCTAGACCGCCTTACTTACAAGAGGAAATAAACTATGCGTAGAGTAGATCTATTAAAGATGCAGTTGATGAATAGTCGTGGACGTTTCTTTACTGCGCAATGGAAGGGTCGCCTTGGCGATATGATCAAGGCTAACTTTAAAGTGACTCAGGTTGAAGGTCTTGATGACAGTTCAATCACCTGTCGTATCTTTGTCCCTGCATACAAGCGTCACTATGTGATGACGTTCTTTGTGGATGCGAAGGGGGATTGTACTTACATTGCTAGTGACAAGTCTCGCTTTGAGATGTCAGGCAAACAAGCAGTTAGTTTCTAAGGAGAGTAGTATGGCTAAGTATTATTCAGATGAAGAGTTGTTAGATAAGATCCGTTACCTCGCTGACTCAGGCGAATCCTACGAGAGGGTTTCTGAGCTAGTAGAGGAACGCTTTAATCAGAAGGATAAGCAACGTGAGTTTATCAATGCCCGTCTCAATGAGGCCGCTAATATCATTGGGCATAACACAATCTCAGAGTGCATGCAGTATGAGTGATCTACATGAGATGGCGGAAGAGCGTAAGCGTAGCGACACCAGCCTGATGAACTTCATGCAGAACCACAGGGTATCTGTTACCTATGTAGGTGAACAGCGTAGATGGAAGGCTAAGTCTGCGGATAGAATGCATGAAGGATGGGGCAATGGAGTACGCCTCGCATTGATAGACCTTGAGAGGAGAATGAAACATGGTAGATAACGTAGGATGGGAGGTTCACTGCCTTGAGTGTGATCATGTATACCCTGAGACATGGCCTTTAGCCCGGTCGTGTCCTGCCTGTGACAACAGGGACATGGAGCGTACCGTGTACCTACAACAGGAGAAAGATGATGGGTGATTTCAACCAAGGCACACGCCACTATCGTGCAAGGTTCACTGAAGATGACGTTCGGCAGATACGAGAACTGTGCAAGGAGCATACGATACGTGCGATAGCTAAGAGGTACGACGTATCTCATCACGCAATATATAAGATAGCTAACTTTAAAACTTGGAAACATGTGAGGTAAGTATGTATCACACTCGCCCTATCAAAACGTATGACATGATCACTGCGCTAATAGATCGTGTAGCTGACAGCATATCAGATCCTGAGCCTACGTATGATGATGTATTAAGTAACGCAAGTGCAGATGCACGTAAGGATTTACTTGCGGCCTTGATTAAATTTAATGACGCCTTCTTGGAGAGCAGAGATGGGTAAAGTAAAATCATTTAGCGCACTAACTGATAAGTATGTTAACTCTAATGAATTCAATGGGTTAGTGGATACAACTAAATCACAGTACAAGTATTGGTTGCGCTTAGCAAATGATGCGTTGCCGTCACGTATACATTATGATGCAATCACCGGGGCTGTAGCCAACAAAGTTATAGATAAGATTGCTACAGATAAAGGTGTGGTGCTAGCTAACCGTGTGCTAGCTGTGTGTCGCAGGATGTACAGCTACGCCATACGCATCGACATGGCTGACGATAACCCTTGGCGCAAGGTACGCTCCCTGCGTGAAGAAGTGAGGCGGGTAGTGTGGACACGTGAACAGGTGTCTAGTTTTCTGGACACTGCATACCAAGAGTGGGAGACTCGTTCGATTGGACTCATCGCACAGATGTGTTACGAGTGGTGCCAGCGTGTCGGTGACATGCGTATGCTTACGTGGAAATCCATCAACTTTGAAGAGCAGTATGTCAAGCTTGTGCAGTCTAAGCGCAGAGCACAGGTCAAGGTTCCCATCTCTGACAATTTGTTTGAGATGTTGAAACAACAGAATGGTGCGCTCGACTTTCAAGATTATGTTGCGCCTAATGTTGTAGATAACATGAAGCCATTCAACCTGTATCGTATATCTGGGTGGGCTAACAAGGTGAAGAAGAAGGCAGGTCTACCTGATGAGCTACGCCTTGCAGACTTACGCAGGACAGGGACAACTGAGATGGTTGAAGCAGGAGTACCACTACCACAGATCATGGCGGTTACAGGGCATAGCACACCTGCTAGTGTCACACCCTACATGAAAAATAGTTTGACAAGTGCGACTGAGGCGTGTACGCTCCGCTCTGCACACACCGGCAAATGAGACATTACTATGGGTATACTATCTGATTACATTGATTCACTTGCATTGCGTCAAGATGAGACACACAGAGGTAACTGCCCTGAGTGCGGAGGCAGGAACACATTCACAGCAACCAGATCTTTAGGTAATATTCTCTACAACTGTTACAAGAATAGCTGTCGCCTATCTGGTGCCGTAACTAAGGACATGGATGCATATGCAATCAAGGCGATAATGGATGGCAGGAATACCGCTGAGAGCTATTCTGAATGGGAGCTATGTGGGTATGACGTACCTCCCTATCTCATGCCTTATTCAGAGGTAGAACACCCCATAGATCCTACGTTTTTAAAGCGGTATGACATCAATCCAAACGATGTTATGTACGACATACGACAAGACAGAGTTGTATTTCTGGTAAGATCAGAGAACAATGTTGTGGTGGATGCTGTTGGCAGGTCAATGACTAATCGCAAACCCAAGTGGTTACGATACGCATCGTCTCCTGTTCCGTATGTACATGGTGTAGGTGAGTTTGCAGTCATAGTTGAGGATGCGATCAGTGCATACGTTGTTGGAGAATGGAAAGAACGAGAGGTGGTAGGGGTTGCGTTGTTAGGTACACAGTTGACCGACTTCCATCGGTGGTATATTAACAAGTGGTTTGACAAAGTAATCGTAGCGTTAGATCCTGATGCTATTGACAAGACAGTCGAGGTTGCTAGAAGATTAAATGCCAAGGCTTTGAAATTAGGTAACGATTTAAAGTACAGAAAGGCTGAAGACTTTGTTAACTTAGCGGAGATGTTGAATGAGTAAACGTGGTGGTTACAATTTACCTTGGTCAAAGGAAGAGATCGAGAAAACAATCGAGATGTACAATGATCATAAGACTAACCATGAGATTGGTCTTGCGATTGGTAAGACAGGCGATGCCGTTAAAACTAAGCTAGGTAAATTGCGTAAGCAGTTTGACTTAGCCCCAAGGAATCAATCCCTTCTCAGGAGAGGAACTAAAAGTGCTGTCCCGCAGGGGATGACTCCATTTGAGCGTGACTGGCGAGGCTCTGTGCCCCTTGGTCACTGGATGATCACGAAGCCGTGGAGGAAACAGGCATGAGTAAAGTACCTTATGTTGAAAGGCCATTGGGATGGCAGGGTGCAGGTGTAGGATTAACTGGTGAGTGCGCTTACGTGTGGGCATTGTTCTTAGCCAATGAAGCTGACATGGCGGATGACACCTTTGAATATTCCAAGTGGAAGTCGATGGCCGATGACCTCGCACCTAAGCAAGGTAAGCCTGTAGCCGCCGCTGTGTATTACGCTGACCTAGAAGAAGCGATGAAGAAGTACAACATACCTGAGTATGTGTACCCCGGCAGTGATCCACAGGAGTGATGCATAGGAATACTATGCAAAAGGAGAAACAGATGAACCTAATTGATTTCTTGAGTGAGATTGAAGTTGACGAAAACAGTTTGCGAGATACACTGAGTGAATTGTCAGATGGCATACTCGTTGCTGAGTTACGCAAGTATCGTGAGCGTAGAATAGATGACTACCTATCTGTCAAGGATGGCGTATCTAGAAACATTTACGTGGTAGGTGATCTTGAGCGAGATGCATTTGAGATTAGCAGACGCATTGAATCTGTTGACATGCTCCTAGAAGAGTATACAGTAGCGCACGAACCATTCGACTTTGAATCGGTTGAGTGGTGGGATGATAAGGAGGGACTCAATGAGTAAGCATTGGCGTGACTCAATGAATGAACGCAATCAGGATTGGATCAACAGCCGTGAGAAGCCAAAAGAAATTGTAACTAAAATTCCAACACAGAAGTATCGTGATGGATGGGACCGAATATTTGGAGATAAGAATGGAACTGGCGCTACTAAAAAGCCTACTGAGTAAAGAGTTCTACGATGAGCATAAAGGCGACAAGTGTCCCCATGCTTTATTTAAAGATGAGTTATCTAAAATTAAAACACTCATTGATCATGCGATGGAAAAGTATAACAGGGACATATCTGTCCAAGAGTTAGAGGCTTTGTTCTTTTCCGCAGAACGTGTCATGTCTCCTGCGCAGAAGGAGACTTACCATCGGCTGTTTAACAAGATGCGCAGTGAGCAACCTCTTGGTAATGATGTAGCGAATGATGTTCTATCTAAATTGTTTCAGAGATATCTAGGTGACAGGATAACTAACATCGGCTTTAGTTATGTCAATGGTGATCAGTCGTCCATGGATTCATTACGTAGGCTAATGCAGAATTATCGGGACGACTTTCTTCCTGACCTCAACATTGAATGGGATGATCTAGATATTGAAACCCTACTTGAGAAGAATGACCTAGAGACTAGATGGCATTTTAATTTACCTACACTTGCTGATCGTGTTGAGGGTGTTAACTCCGGGCACTTAGTTGTTGGTGGTGCTAGACCTAACACAGGCAAGACATCCTTTCATGCATCCTTAGTCGCTGGACCCAATGGCTTTGCACAACAGGGAGCAAAGTGTGTGATCCTCTGCAACGAGGAGGCGACACACCGTGTTGGAGCACGTTACCTGACAGTAGCTAGTGGCATGACGATGCGTGAGATACGAGATAATCCCCGTGAGGCACAGCACAGATGGGGCAAACTAAAAGATAACATCAAGATCAAAGATGCAACTGGTCAGTCCATGCATTGGGTTGATTTGGTATGCAAAACCTACGAGCCTGACATTGTTGTGCTAGACATGGGCGATAAGTTTGCGGTTGATCAATCCCACGAAGGATTGAAGATGTGCGCTATTCATGCGAGGCAGATAGCCAAAGAGTATGGCTGTGCTATCTTCTATATGTCTCAGTTATCAGCAGAAGCTGAAGGTCGAACAACACTTAATCAATCTATGATGGAAGGCAGTAAGACTGGTAAAGCATCCGAAGCTGACCTTATGCTACTGATTGCAAAAGATACTGTGTCTGAGGGTGTCGAGCTTAATGAGTTCTTGAGGTACATTAATGTATCTAAGAATAAGTTGAGTGGCTGGCACGGAAAGATTACAGTAGACCTAGACTATAGAACAGGAAGGTACATGGCATGAGTGAACAGCGTAAACGATTTGATAGAAAGCTATATGAAGAGTGTGACCAACGAGCAAGGGATGCAACGACGACATACTTAGTGTCTATAGGATACGATGTTGAACCACATCCAGATCGTTACGCTCAAGATCTTATAGCTACAAAAGATGGTAGCAGTCACATGGTCGAATGTGAAATGAAGCTTGTCTGGAATGGGGATAACTTCCCGTATCCAACACTACAGCTACCAGAGAGAAAGAAGAAGTTCTTCACTCCACCTACACAATTCTTTATATGGAACTCCGATGCGCTACATGCGCTATCATTCTGGTCTCGTGACATAGAAAATCTGGAGCCTGTCGAAGTCCCTAACAAGTATGTGTACAGTGGAGAGATGTTCTTTCAGATTCCAATTGCATACACTGAGAAGGTAAGCATATGAGATTAGTTCTTGATGTAGAGAACACAGTAACTAAGCATGGGAATAAATTACACTTAGATCCGTTTACGCCTACTAACAGTCTTGTGATGGTTGGTGTGCACCCAGAGGGTGGCGAGCCTAAACATTACACGTTTGATCACAAAGAGTACGATTGTAATTACGAATACAGGAAGAAAGACTGCGATGAACTGCAGTCGCTCCTCGATCAGTGCACTCTATTGATTGCACATAACGCACCACACGATCTACTGTGGATATGGGAGACTGGGTTTAAGTATGACGGGCCGGTGTGGGACACCATGCTGGCTGAGTATGTCCTGCAGAGAGGACAGAAAGAACCGTTATCTCTTGAGGCATGTGCTGAAAGAAGAGACTTGCCAGTCAAGAAACAAGATACATTGAAAGAATACATGAAGCGTGGTGTGGCTATCAATGAGATACCTTACGAACTACTTAAAGAATATCTATATGCAGATCTTGGGGCAACATGGGGACTCTTTTATGAACAGTCTAGCGATCTGCGTGATGACGATAATAGGTTACTTTATCCTATTGTTGAACTGACCATGGAGACATGCGTGATTCTTTCCCGCATATACCAGAATGGATTTGCGGTAGATCTCGATGCTCTTGAGGAAGTACGTGTACAGTTCCAAGAAGAGAAGCGGCAGATAGAGCAAGAATTGCAAGTGCAAGTACGAGAACTAATGGGCGACACACCTATCAATCTTAATTCACCTGAGCAGTTATCGTGGATTGTCTACTCCCGCAAACCTATTAACAAAACAGATTGGGCTAATGGTGCGGACCCGTACATGAAGACAGAAGACTTTAAACGATTTATAAATCAGTCGTCTGTTCCTGTTCGCAAGACTAAAGCCAAGAAGTGTATCGACTGCAAAGGCAACGGTACATATTTTAAAAAGAAGAAAGACGGTTCCGACTTTAAAAAATCATCCAAGTGCGCTACATGCAATGGACTAGGTTACACATTAAATGAGTTACCTAAACTCGCAGGGTTGAAGTTCAGTCCGCCAAGTGCCAAGTGGCACAGTGCGAATGGCTTCAGTACAAGTAAAGATAAATTGGAGTATCTATCTCGTGTATCATCCAACAGAGGAATGGAAGAAGCCTCTTCATTCTTATCTAACCTCGTCCGACTTTCGGCGCTGGATACATATCTCTCTAGTTTCGTGGACGGCATATCTTTATTCACTAAGCCTGATAGTAGACTTCATGTTCGCCTTACTCAGCACATGACATCTACTGGCAGGTTCTCAGGTCGTGATCCCAACATGCAGAACATGCCACGTGGTGGTACGTTCCCTGTAAAACGGGTGTTCATCTCCCGATTTGCAGGAGGTAAGATCATGGAGGCTGACTTTGCTCAGCTAGAGTTCAGGGTTGCGGCGTTCTTATCCCAAGATGAAGTTGCAATGAAAGAAGTTAAGGAGGGTTTTGATGTCCATTCGTACACGGCTCAAGTCATTTCGGAAGCGGGTCAGGCAACTACAAGGCAGGAGGCGAAGGCACATACATTCGCTCCGCTATACGGAGCAACAGGATACGGAAGAACTCCAGCCGAAGCACGATACTATGAGCACTTCACAGAGAAGTACAAAGGAATCGCCGGGTGGCACAGAGAATTAGCTAGGGAGGTGCTGACATTCAAGAAGATTACTACGCCAAGTGGCAGGCAGTTTGCTTTCAAGGATGTCAAGCGCAGAACTAATGGCACAGTGACAAACTTCACAGCAATTAAAAACTATCCTGTGCAGTCATTCGCTACCGCTGACATCGTGCCGACTGTACTGCTTGAAATCCAAAAGCGTATGGCTGGCATGAAGTCCTGCATAGTTAACAGTGTGCATGACTCAATCGTTATTGACATACATCCCGATGAGGAAAAGAAAGTAATGAGTGTAATTGGTTCTGTTAATGGTGACCTGAAAGAAATCATTGACAATAAATTTAAAATAAATTTTAACGTACCCCTTTTACTTGAAGCCAAAATTGGTGTAAACTGGCTTGACCAACAGGAGGTCAAGACATGACAACTGAAATAGCAACACTTAATACTGCTAACTTTGCTGAGATGGCACAAGCCATGGGCATGGGAGCAGACATGGCGAAGGGTCCAGCTAAGGCATCAACACTGCCTCGCCTTCGTATCTGGAATCAACCAGTCATGGGACAGGTTGAAGTTAAAGGCAAGATGAAGAACATGGAAGTTATACCTGCTGGTATGTACCGTCTTCAACTGCCAGATGAGTCATATGTATATGCTGAGCAAGTAAACTTGCGTGTGTTTGTTCAGCGGTTCATGTACAAACGGTATGATTCCGAAAATAATTCATACGTAAAAACAATTATGGCTGAAGATCTTAATGGTGATCTAAAGGATAACATTGGTGGCTTCAATTGCGGTAAGCCTGCTGGTTACATTGAAGACTTTCAGTCACTACCAGATAACACGAAAGCCCTGATCAAACAGATCAAGCGTGTTAGAGTTCTACTGGGTGAGGTAACACTCGTTAATCCAGTGGATGCGGAAGGCAACGAAACTTCTTTTGAAACGGTGCCATTCATTTGGGAAGTTGAGAACAGGGATGCGTTCAAGACAATGGGTGAGCCTTTCACTCAGCTAGGAAGGCAGAAGCGTTTACCAGTGCAACACACAATTAATTGTGGTACGGAAGAAAGGACTCTTCCAACTGGTGCTTCATTTTATTTACCTACTGCCAAGCTTGACTTATCAAACACTATTGATCTTGTTGAAGAAGATCAAACAAGCTTCTCCAACTTCATTGACTGGATAGGTAATTACAATCAGTACATTGTCGATGCTCATAATGAGAACATGGGCAAGCAACGACTCTCAAAAGAAGATGAGTCATTGGTTGATGAGTTCATTCAGATTGATGAGAATTGATAATGAATCATTCTCAAGAGATCAAGATACATAGATACCTAGAGGATGTGCGTAAAGGGAAGCGTGGCATGGCAGATGCCACCATCTCTCGCATCATCAAGGATGTTAAAGAAGCTGTTGAGAAACAGTTTAATCAAGATGAGCGCAAGTTCACATTGCGCATGTCAAACATTGGCAGGCCATACTGCCAACTTTGGTTTGATAAGAACCACCCAAAGGATGGCATAGAACCATCAGCAAATTTCCTAATGAACATGATGATAGGAGACATTGTCGAAGCTGTGTTCAAGGGAGTGCTTACAGAAGCTGGCGTAGAATTTAGTGATGGATTCAAATCAACGCTTCAGTTAGGTAAACATAATATTGATGGCACCCATGATTTGATTATGGATAAACGTGTCGATGATATCAAGTCAGCTTCGCCGTGGTCATACAAGAACAAGTTCAAAGATTATGAAACGCTAAAGTCTCATGATTCATTTGGTTATGTTGGTCAGCTTGCCGGATATTCCAAGGCACTAGGTGTAGATGTCGGCGGATGGTGGGTTATCAACAAAGCCACAGGTGAATTCAAGTACGTATCCGCATGGGACATGGCTGTCGATAAGCAGGACATACTTGATGACATAAAAGAAAAGGCAGACAAATTAGAAAGCAATAAGTTTGAGCGTTGCTTTGAGCCTGTCGAAGAAACATTCCGTAAGAAACCAACTGGAAATAAAATCCTCGCAGAGGAATGTGGTTGGTGTAAATACAGGTACAAGTGCTGGCCCTCTCTACAAGAGCTACCCTCTCTTGCGTCACAGGCTAAAGAAAAGCCTATTGTTGCATACATAGAGATAGCTGATGAGCATAAAGAGAAGCAAAGCAAGAGCTAATGCAATCAGACATGGCTATCGTTCCGGCCTAGAGCATACGGTCCTTGACTCACTCAAGGATCGTAAGTGCGATGCTTCATACGAATGCATGAAGATTGAATGGGAAGATCTAAACTATCGGTTATATACACCGGACTTTTTATTACCAAATGGAATAATAATCGAAACCAAGGGACGCTTCACGCCGGAGGACAGAAAGAAACATCTGTGTATCCTGAAGCAACACCCTGATCTTGACATTAGATTTGTTTTCAGTAATAGTAATTCAAGACTAAGGAAGGGGGCTAAGACAACATACGCTTCTTGGTGTGAGAAGCATGGGTTCCTGTTTGCAGATAAAGATGTACCACAGGAATGGATTAAAGAAAAGAAAAAAACAAACAATCTTATGCCGAAAGAATTTATGTCTTTCCCATATGAGAAAATTAAAAGGTAGTTATATGACAGCGGATATTAAGAGTTCATCTTTTGCAGTAGCATTATCTCCTGAGTTCAACGAAGATAACGAATGGACTGGGGAAGTTACTGCATTCATTGAAGAAGAGATAGGTGACGATCTAAACGAAGAAGAAGTAGCACAGATACGTTCTGTGTGTAACTTACTTGCTTCCTGCTTAGGGTTGATGGAAGAGGATCGTGACTTTTTGCAATACATAAAAGCATACTTTATAAGTAACTGCGAAGAAATGCTTTCTGAGTTAGTTGAGGACATTGAAGATAAACCAAACTTTACAAAAGATGGCAATGTGTTTACACTTAATTTCAATACAAAGACGCATGGGAGTGCATGATGATCGAGTCAGATAGCATTGAGAAGATTCAATCTGTAAGCGATGTATTTGATGATGTCCTTGAGGATGAGGATGATAGATTCTTTGACGAGGTAGATAGACCTGAGCATTACAACTCTGGTCTAATCGAAACCTTTGATTACATCTGTGATGTGATGCGATTCTTGCACCCCTTAGCTCCCATGTGGGGATGCCAGTGGCAGATACTCAAGTACCTAGGCACACGCTTATGGAGTAAGGGTGACCCTATCACCAACGCTAAGAAGGCACGATGGTATCTCAACAAGATGATTGAGATGATGGAAGAGACAGAAGGGAAACACTGGTGATGACACGTGAGATCCAAATAAAAGTTGACATGGAGTTCTTCGTGGATATAACTGAGGTTTCGCCTGAGCATAGGACAGAAGATGGCATCACAGAAATTATCGAAGATGTGCTTGATGCGTGTGTCTATGACATTCCGGGTGCGACACTCAAGCGAATTGGGATTGATATTGAAGGACTTGATTAATGGCAGACGTAGTCGATTACTTGGGGATCAAGATAGATCTACACAGGGATCAAGAACTGACTGAGCAGGCAATGTCTTTGCTCAAAGATTATTACATGACTGACAGTGAGTTGTACGCACAGCAAGCATTTGCACGTGCCGCTGTCGCATACTGTGAGGGTGACTATGCTTTTGCTCAACGGATTTATGACTATGCTAGCAAGTGTTGGTTTATGTTTGCATCTCCGGTATTGTCTAATGCACCAAGAGACGGAGAGAACATCAAGGGTCTTCCTATCTCTTGTTTTCTCACTTATGTTGGTGACAATCTGGAGTCCCTTATTGATCACAATGCTGAAGTTGCATGGCTATCTGTCAAAGGAGGTGGAGTCGGCGGTCACTGGTCTGATGTACGCCCTGTAAGTGACAAGGCACCGGGAGTGATCCCATTCTTAAAGGTTGTTGACTCTCAGATGACAGCCTACAAACAAGGCAAGACCCGTAAAGGATCTTATGCCGCATACCTTGATGTATCGCATCCAGAGATCATTGAGTTCGTAAACTTTAAAGTCCCTACTGGAGGGGATGTAAATCGTAAGTGTTTGAATTTATTCAACGCAGTAAACATCACAGATGCTTTTATGGAGGCAGTAAAAAATGGAGAACAATGGGAACTACGATGCCCTGATTCAGGAGCTATCAGATCTACAATCCAAGCTAGAGAATTGTGGCAAAGAATACTTGAAGCTCGCTTCAGAACAGGTAGCCCTTACCTCAACTTTATCGACACAGCCCAGCGAGGGTTACCGGATACTCAGAGAGCACTTGGACTCACAATTAATGGCAGTAACTTGTGCAATGAAATCCATCTCGCTACATCTGAAGAACGTACAGCAGTCTGTTGCCTCTCCTCAGTCAACCTCGAAAAATGGGACGAGTGGCGAGACACCAGAATGGTTTCAGATTTGGTCAGACTCTTGGACAACGTCCTTAAATTCTTTATCCGCCATGCTCCGGAAGAATTAGAGAAAGCTAAGTTCAGTGCATACATGGAACGGTCCATCGGCTTAGGTGCGATGGGCTTCCACGGCTACCTACAGAACAAGGGCATTGCATGGGAATCTTGGCAAGCGGCTAGTGAAAACTACCAGATGTTCAAGAAGATCAAAGAAGATGCGGTGGAGTCAACACATGAACTCGCTAAGGAAAGAGGTGAAGCACCGGATATGGCAGGCACAGGGCGGCGTAATGCTCACCTACTTGCGATTGCTCCGAATGCTAACTCGTCTATTA